ATCCCTTTAGTTAATGCTCAAAGGGTACCATAAGCTTTATTGGTTAATCAGGCTCATATGTCTGACTATCTTCACAGTTCGATCTTTCCAGTATCCACCATAAGGAACACGCTGACTCAACATGCCGTACATATGATGCAATAGCATCCCATCATCTAGCAGAATACCGGCATGATTCGCGACCGGCGCGGAGACCTGCATTATCACCATATCGCCCGATTGAGGTGGGCCACTAAACTCACGAAAACCGCATTCATACCAATTATCAAGATAGAGATTTTCACGGCCTGACTCCCACCATGGATAATCAACGCGGTAATCATTAAGCACAATGCCATGCGTTTGCCGGAAGTAGCTCATAACCAGCCCCCAGCAGTCGGTATGTCCCAGCACAAACGCACGACCCACCAGCGGCAATTCCCCACGCGGCATCACGGTGCGTAAGTCCCCTTCAGGATAACTCACGATATGCCACGGTATTGCCATTGCATCACACTGCGCCTTATCCAGCTCACTTGGCTGCGTGGTGGCATCGGGGTGACTATGCACAATCCCCGTTACGGTTCCCCATTCTTCTGCTGCAATATAATCCTCTGGAGATAAATGAAACTGCTCCGTGGGATTTTCCGCGATATTACGGCAGGGAAAGTAGCGCTCCACGCGTGATTTCTGCGCCACCACGCCACAGCATTCAGCCGGATAAACCTCTGCGGCATGGGCCACGATAGCCTGTATCGTTTTCTCTCTCATGCTATTGCCTTATCAGTGCTGCACCCGGAAAACCGCCAAACGGCACCGGATTATTTTCACCAAAGCGCTTTTGACAATCGCTGAGTAACCCACCGCATTTATCCTGACTCGGATCATCAACCGGCTGCCCATTCTCATCGAAGTAGCGCGTCCCCGCGTAATCACACCCTTTGCCCGTTCGGTACCAACCGCGTGAGCACCATGTACAGAGCGAGTGGATCTGGCGCGTCGGTATTTGCAGGCCACGTAAATCAGCGGGGCTCGCCAACTCAAACTCAACAGTTTCATCGTTTTCGAGTGACTTACGGTCGATATAGTAAACCTGCTTTTTTTCCTGCTCGGGATCGGCGGTAGGATTGCCTTCGGGGAAGTTCTTAGCATCGAGGTAGTGAACCATCGTGTCATGGATTGTCACTTTGGCCTGTGCCATATCATCAAAGCGCAGACATAACGCCGTGATAAGCCCGTCAATATTGGACACGCTCAGCGTCGGCTGTGCGGCCTGTCCATCCGTGGACATTTCCAGCCCCTCAACCTGCACCGCCCATGGGCCATACTCATTCCCCTGCCACCAGATAGATTTCGCGGGCAGCTTGTTTTCATCCCCACCGGCTGCGATAAGCTCCTTTTCTGAGTAGGGAAGCGTACAACTGTGAAACCGCAACACATCAGCACCAAAGGCCGAACCATCAACCTCAAACAGCCGGACTTTATCGCCCGGCTCTAATTTTTGAATATCTGCGTTAATCATGGATGAAATGCCTGTATGAAAGTAGCGGAAAGCGAGTAGTTCCCCCCACCCAGCGCGTTCGGCTTGTACTGCTCACAGCGGTAAAGCCCCAAGGGAGATAGCGGCGGTTTCCACTGGAAAGAGGTTCTACCGGCATGCCGATCGAGGAACGCCGCGATCGCTGCGATATAAGCCTCACTGCCCACAAAATTGAGATCCCAATTCTGGGCGCGAAAGTTAATTCCATCCCCCGCCACCTGCGCATACCCATCCCCGAACTGCGCTTTACGTATTCGGAAAGTTGCATCCGCTGCCGCGTTGGTGCGTGGACTCCACTGAAATGTTTCGATAGCCATCAGCGCCCCTTTATCGCTCGTTGAATAGTTCCACCTGGTCGCAGGTCCCGATCGCGCAATGTGCGGTATCGCTGATCGACATAACGACCAATATCGGCACCGAACTGCTCATAGCCCACAGAGGCTTGGGTCGCCGTATTTCCTGTGCCATCAATATGGATATGAACCTGTGGCGCGGCGCTCACAGTTTGCTGATTAGTTTCGACCGTACCGCGAACACCAAGAACACCATCAGCGCCACGCTTCAGCGGCATGATGGCTTCTTCCCCCGCTTCGCCCATAAGCCCCGCGCCTTTTGCGAAAGCAAACGTAGTGGGACGATCGACAATTTGCCCACTAAAGGCACTCAGCGACGGCGACGCATACACGCCGCCTTTGGCATTGGGAACATAGTTTTGCCAGCCTGTCCCCATCCCCATACCTCCAGTAGCTCCAGTAGCTCCGGCTGAACTGCTTGCAGCACCACCAACAAAACTGGATCCAATTCCCATAATTGAACTTAGGATCGTGTTTGTAATAAGTGCTTGTGCTGCCATATCAACCAGATTTTGAATCAGCGTTTGAGTGAGCGTTGAAAACAGATTAATCATGCCCTCTTTAAAGGTCTGTGTGCGTGTAAGCAACCCAGTGAGAATATTGGTAGTACGCTCACGAGTTGCCTCAGCCATACCTATCGCCAAGCTATTGAAGTCACTTTGTGATTTATAAAGCTCAAGTGCGGTTTGATATTGCGCATCAGCAGAATCTTTGCTGCTCTTCTGCATCAACATTTCGTACTGATCTTTGCTTAATTTGCTGTTCTGGTAGTAGGTACTTATCAGGCTCTGCTGCTGCGCCAGTTGATTTCTTTGCTGGGCTAGCGGATCAACATCTCCAGCCATATCAAGCTGAGGCGCTGAAACTGCATCTGCCTGCGCCTGCAAAATCTGCCGAGCGGTGTTCTGTGATAACGTGACGCGGGCTGACATATATTCCTTTTCTGTCAGTAAACGAGCATCAAAGAGCGCCTTAAGATCTTGGCTGGCTTCTTTTTCTTTATTGATGGCTGCGCGAGCGGGGGAATACTGCTCAGCAAGTTCTACCCGTTGTTTCTGGTAGTTCTCTGCATTCATCAGTAATGCGCGCTGTAAATCCTGCTGGCTGGCTCCGTTTTTACCTGCTGCCGATATCAGTTTTTCTTGACTGGCTTTTTCCTGTAAGTCGATTCTGGCAAGACTTGAAGCGTGCGCCTCTTCAATTTCTTTGCGCAATTGCAAGTATTGGTTAACCGTTTCTTTTGTATGTTTGGCTGTATCCTTGCCAGTCCATGGCGTAGTGACCCCCTCACCCGCCTTAGCAGTTTGTTCGGTTAAGGTTTTGATGTCGCTTGCGAGAGAATTAGCCTGATCAGCAATACCTGTTTGCACCAGAAAGCGTGATTTACTCAGGTTATCTAGATTAGTCTTAGTCGTTTCCAGACCTTTGTTGACAGATTCGAGGTCAGCTTCGGCACGTTTTTTATCGTCCTCTACCCCTTTTTTCTGCCCAAATGGGTCAAAGCTATCGAGGCTACCAAGCCTACTGTTTGCATCCTGAATTTCCTTCATCAACTGGTTACGCTGGATAACCTGATTCTGAAACTGGTCCTGCAGATCGATCTGCTTAACGGCCAGTTGTTTATCAGACAATTGCATCAGGGCAGAGGTTGTTTCAATAACCGCATCTTTCAGATTAATGGCTGACTGCCTAGCGTCCTTAGCCTGCTGATGGAAGTAAAGCAGCGCGGATCCGGCAAGCATTGCTGCTCCAAATGGACCACCTACAAGGGCTAATGCACCACGAGCAAGACCAACAGCAACAGAGGCGGCACGAGCGGTGACAGAAACCTGACGATTTGCGGCGGCCAGTTGCATCTTGGCTCGAGTAGCCAAATTTGTTTGCTCTGTCTCTTCTCGAATTAGGCGGTTAAATTCCCCCTGATAGTTGACATTAAGTCCATACTGCTTGGCGGTTTGCTGCATCTGGCGGTAATAACCAAACTCAGCATCGTTGCGCTTTAGCGTGGCCGCTGTCGCTTCCAGCGTTTTTCTGGCGCCGTCCGCCTGTGCAATGGAGGCTGCTTTTACTGCGGCTTGATTCTGCTGCCAAGCGCTCACGTTTTCACGCAGTCCAGCTGTCAGCTTGGTAGAAATGACCGGTATCAATGTGTAGAGAGCAACATTGGCAACAGCATTGAAATTATCAGTGAGAAGGTTAATGCCATCGGTGATGGACTGAATACCAGAACGCATCGGACCGGTGCTGCTTTGCCCAACCTTGATAATTAGCCCCTCGAAGGCACTGGTTAGCCCCATGACATCGCCATTCAGGTTATTAACACGAATGGCAGCTTGCTCATGCGCCGTCTGAGTTCCTGTAAGGGAGTGGGTCAGTGCGTCAAGCTTGTTACGGTTATCCACCAGAACAGAAGCTGCGTTAATGTTTTCAACGCCAAACATTTTGACGGCCTGTGCGGTCGATAGATTCTTTTTCGACAGATTTTCCAGCGCACCACTAAGCCCGACGACTGAAGGTTTAAGGGTTTTGTCCGTGCCCTTTTCTAGTGAAAGGATAACATTACGCAGTGCGGTTCCTGCCTCGCCCCCTTTGATTTCTCGCTCGGCCAAAACCTGAATAGCTGCGTTCAGTGTTTCGAAGCCAACACCCGCCTGTGCAGCCGCGACACCACCATTCTTAATGGCTGCCGCTGTATCAGCAATTTCAGATGCACCAAATTTGGCACCAGCGGCGAGCACGTTGATATAGCGATCGGCCTCCTGCGCCCCAGCCCCGAATTGATTTAGGGAAAGTGCCAGCGTGCGGGTTGCATCCGGCAAGGTGGATCCCGCCGCCTGAGCAAGGGTCAGTGCACTTTTTGTTGCAGCGGTGAGCCCATCTGCGGTTTGGAGCAATTCAGGTTTAGCCGACGCCATTAGCTTCAAGGCTTCAACCGCTTGACTAGCGCTGTACTCGGTGCTGCGCCCCATCTCCTGAGCGGCCTCATCTAGGGTTTTTAGCTGAGCACCTGTCGCGCCAGTAATCGCTGAAAGGTCAGATAATGCCTGCCCATACTCTCTTGTCGTGGTAATAATCGCGCCCAACGACAAACCGGCACCAGCGAAACCCGCCAGCCGACCCGCCACACCCGCGATGGTTTTACCCATCCGCGAATAGGCTTCATCTGTTTTTTTTGCATCCTCCTGTGCGTTACGATTGAATCGTTTAGAAGAATTCTCAGCATCACCGTACGCACCCATTAGCTGAGATTTAAAGTTGGCTGCGTTGAGATGCAGCCCGACGGCAAGGGAAGCAACGTCAGACATTACATTAATGCTCTCATTACTGCCGCGCACTGATCGTTAACATTACTCACTGCATCGGGCGGCGGGGGTTCAGGAGGATCCATGACTTCTTCGTCTGGACGTTTGATGGCGCCAATGCGCATGAAATAAGCAAACCAATGGTAGAGCGTATCTACCGGAAGTGCGGCTATCGTTGAAGGGTCAGGCTCGCCCCAGCGGTCAGCTAACCAGAAAATCAGCTCAACCCAAGGCGAGCTGCTTAGTTTTTTTCCGCGTCCTCAAGTTTCCCCAAGGCATGCTTTTTCACGATGGCAATCGCATTGAGCAAGGCCACGTTATCATGCGCTTGCAGAAGATCAGCAGCCGTAGGCTTGTCTTGAGGCTCGATGGGGCTGCCGTCAGGTTGTACTAAGCAATCGACGATTAGCTGCACACTAAGTTCTGATGCTTTACGGGCATCTTCAGCTAACTGGCTGTCGCGCAATGCCTCTTCATGGTCGATGAGTTCACCTGCAGTCATACGACGAAGAAATACAGTAGTGCCAAAAATCTCAGTCGTAACAATGGTGTTTTTAGGTTTCAGTAGTGCAGATTTCAGAGCGGAGACGTCGAAGGTTGTCATGGTTGTTCCTAGGTTTCAGATAATAAAAAACGGCCCGAAGGCCGCATAAGAGATTAAGAAATCGCGATAACCGCGTCCGAGCTGGTGACCGGCGCTAATGCCGCAGAGGAAATCACAACGTGATAGGTTCCTGCATCGCTCGCCGTGACGGACGCTTTGGTCAGCGTATTCGCGTTGGCACCCGGTACCGCTTTGCCGTCTTTAAACCACTGATAAGACAGCGGCGCCCCGTTGCTTGCCGAGGCGGTAACTGATAAATCCAACGCATCGCCTACCGCCAGTGTTGCGCCAGCAGGTTGAACCGATACGTTGATCACGGCTTTGGGACAACACCCCACTTCAGGTTGTTTTGTTTACCCTGTACGGTGATCTGGATAACCTCACTTGCCGGAGCGGTGATTTCATTCATCTGCCAACCGGATAACGCCAGCAGCATTGTGGCCGTTCGGCGGTTCGGTAACTCAATATAGAACTGCACCGTTTGGCGTGCTTCAGCGGCATTTAAGAAATCAGCAAAATCCTCGTTATCCGGATCGTCAACAAAGCCCAGCGATTTTTCAGGCCCCTCCGGTAAATCAGAAATAAACTGTTTGCTAGTATCAATCAGCGTGGTGCAATCCACAAAGCTACCCGTCTGCCCCGTTGCCCCCAACGCCTTACAGTTAATCAGCGGTTTTAACGCGGCAACCTCAGCGCCTACCGCGCCCCATTTCACCACGGTACCCGCAGGCAGCATGGCGTATTCTGGCGAAGTTTTTTTATCATCAGCCATCGTTTTCTCTCTTCATTTGGTTGGCATAGCGAGTGCTATTGGTTTTGTTCAATACCGGCGCGTAACTCGACGGCGAGAACGCGAAGAATGCGGGATTTGTTGTAATCCATGGCAGGACGGATAAACGGCGCTGCCACCTGTTTGATGGTGCCGAACTCTTGCGCCAGCGCTTTCATATGGTGCTTTTTACTGGGGCCTACTCTCAGCGTAATCACCGTAAGGTACTTATCATTATTCATGAGGCTGGTACTGCGGATTTTGATGGTATCGCGCATGTGCTCACCGGCGTTGGCGTCGTCGAATCCAGCGTGCGCTTTCATATCTTCCAATACCGGAGCCAATGCTTCGCGCCCCGCGTTACGCATTACTTTTACGGCCTTATCCCCCATGGCCAATAATTGCCGCTCAAGCTCCTGCAGTCCTTTCACCTCGATAGTGATCATGGGGAAACCTCAACATACGTAATGAAATACTCCCGTAAGAGATCATAGAGTTGCTGGTTACTGGTTTGTGGGGTCGGTGTTTCTCGTAAGTTTCCGCGCTCGACATACTGAACGGGAAAATCGGCAATAAAGCCGTGGCGTATCGCCTGCCACTTTCCCCAAATCAGCCGATCTAACATTTTCAATCGCGTGTAATCATTAAGAATAATGATGCGCATCTGAAAACGCGCACGCACAACCGAAGTCCGCACAAGCCCTATTTCAAGTGGTGGATCGGACACGCATTGGTAGGTGATCCCCTCCACCACATCTGCTGGCAGTAATAAGGGATAAACCGGCAGACCGGTGAGCGCTTCCAGTTCTGTTTTAATGGCCTGTTCTATCATGACGAATATCCGCCTCCGCCGTAATGATGAGCCGATCGGCATGGGTACGATCGGTTGAGCGCACCGTGAAGAACTGTTGCCCAAAAACAACCTGCCAGTCCTGCGCAACATCCTCGCGCGGTCGCAGCGTAAATTGGTAGGTCTGGACAACCTGCTG